CTCAAAGACGCGTTCAACACCCGCCGCACGAAGCTCGCGCCGCTGCGCATCAAAGCCCGCCTGCTGCTCGACCGTCGAGACCCTCGCATACCCCAGGTTCATCGCACCCTCCGCTCGCCAGCCCGGAGGTGTTCCGGATGGCTCAGAGAGTATGTGGCGCATGTGTTCCATAAGTCAATACCCAATTTGTACGGTACGCCTGAACCAGGATAAACGGCGCATACTGGCGTGTTCCGCTGTACCCTGCCCTAGCGGAACGCGCGTAACCGGCTGTTGAATGGATGCTAGTGCCCCTCCAAGCCCGGTCGGCTTAGCTGCTCCTCGAGGTCGACCAGGAGATCGGCCCGCCCTCTCGCCGAGACTCGTCCCGCTCGTAGCGCCGCGGTGCCGGGTCCTTGACCGGCTCGGCGAATGTCAGCACCACTGCGTCCCACTCATCCGGCGAGCGGATTCCCCGAGAGCGCATACGCTCCTTGGATTCGAGCAACAGCCTCCGATTCATGTCGTAGCTGTAGCCCGGTCCACAGGCATCTGCGTGCAGGGAATCGAGATCGGGGATATCGCGCGTCCAGGGGCAACCAGCCACTCCCGCGAGCGAGCCCACATTTCTGCGGGGCGATTGCGTGGCCCGGGCTCTTTCCTGCTGTCTTTCAGATACCTGACCGGCTCTTGTGGCTCGCCACCGAAATTGACGCCGACAACGATCTTATCGTACGGCGCACCCCAGCTCTGCAGGATGTCGAAGGTGTCGGACCCAACACCGCCGAGGTCAATAAACACCCGAGCCGGCTTGTCGACATCGATCACTTGCTTGATCCAGTTCGCGCCGGAGACGGTATCATCCTTGCTGCGGCTCTCAATCTTGCTGACCTTCCGGCCTGACGCCAGGCAAGCGAAAAGCGGTCGTCACCAAAGCGCGCCAGATCCGCGCCAATGACCCAGTGGCCCGATGCCTTCGCAGCTCACCTTGCGGGCCCGCATGATTTCGTCCGGCTTGATGAACGAGTCATGACCGCTGAACTGGAACGCCTCGGCTGCAGTGCCGGGGTACTCCTGCTTGAAGAGCCTCGGGTCGCGCAGCTCGTCAATCTTTGCGCGACGCCAAGCCAGCTGCTCCAATGACAGACCGTATAGCCGCGACTCCTCCTGCTCCTCATCGGTTACGGCGAAATCGAGCGGCACTTGCCGTTGATACTCGTCCGACCAGTACCACCGCACGAAGATCGCCTCGAAGTCGCCGATCCCCGCTTCAGCTTGCTGATAAAATCAGCGGGGTGAGGGGGCGAACCTTAATCCCAGTAGAACGCTCATATCGAGGGCGCCAAGCGCATGATTTTGTAATCCGGCGGCACTCCGAAGTCCTTCTCAGCCGCTATCAGAATCTCTCTCGCCGCCGCGGATGGCACAATTCCCAAGCGTGCCCCACGCCGCACTGCCGCATCAACGCATATCTCGAAGATCGTTTCGGGCGGGCAATTGGCGAGCGCCACTATACGAGCCCCTTCGTCTCGCGGCTCTGCATGTGCTCTATTTTGGCCCTCTCCAATGCCTCGCGTCCTTCCGTCTCGCGCCCGCGCATCGCCAATTCGGCGGCGTCTTTATCCTGCTGTGTCGCCATCCGCTCGCGCTCTATTTGCTGCTGCGATGCGATCTGCTGCAGCTTGACCGCATTGGCCTGCTGGTCGGTCTGCACCTTGGCCGCAGTCGCCGCCATATCCACTTTCTGTTCCCCAGCCGCGGTTTGCGCCTCGGCCTGGATCTCCATCGGCGATTTCGTTCGACCACCCCCTTGCTGCGGCGGAGGTGCGGGAGGCATCTGCTGCATCTTTTGCAGTGCCGTCTCGAAAGCATCCTCGAGTTGCCGTGATGTCGGGAAGGCCCGAACCGCAAACATGATGACCTCACTAACCAGTGGGGCAATCGCTGGATTTTGCTGCATGATCGGGACCATCTGCACCATCAAAGGCGTAATCGCCTCGACGAATTCTGTCCGTGATTGCTTCTCCGCCTGCTCATCCGCCGCAACGGTGCTGTCCGCCTCGATATCTATCTTGTATGACTTTGCCGCATCATCGCTGATGATCTGGCATGCGGTCATGAATTGCTGCTGACGGCGCTGCGTCTCGGCGTCCCAGGCCTGCTTTTGCTGCATCCACTGTGCGAAAGCAGGGTTAAGCTGCATCGGCGGCTGTTGCGGCGGCATACCGGGAGGCGAATCCATCTCAGGACCGCCCATGCCGGGACGCAATTCGCTCATTTCAGAAATTTACCAGCTATGAGTCGTCTGGATATTATCTGCGCTAATGATTTGCGGCTGGCATAACACAGCATGTCTCGTTATGCTGCTCTAATCTAAGATTTCGCTACCTGATGTAATCGGTCTCGCCCCGCTTCTGCGGAAGCAGCTTCCACGCCTCATCCATCGTCATCTCGTTCGTGCCGCGGATCGGCAGCACAACCGGAGCCGTTCGCGTGTATGGCCGACTCATACAAGCATAGCGAAGCTCGTCAGCCGCATGATCCTCGCCCTCGGTGTCAACATCCTCCGGCCGCTTTGCGTCGTGCTGCATTGCCGGAAATGTCCTGATCAGATCGTGGCAGGTGTTGAACACGTACAGCATCGGTTCGTCGTCTCCGATAAGCCTGTCGCGCACCTGATCCCAGCCCGTCACGCGCGTATTGTCCGCCCTTCCAAAGATGACGCCTTCATTGATCATGCGCTCGGCGATCGAAGGTCCGCCATCCCGCTTCCAACACGCTGGGTCAGCCACCCGGTACTCAGGCTCACCGTCCACCTCACGTAGCGCAATTCCGTGCGCAACCTGCTCTGCCGTCATCTTGAGCCCAACGTTGGGGCTCGCGGCACCGTACCATTCTCGGTATCGGATGAGGGCTCCCGTAGGGTATCGCCGGCCATCAGGCGTAAGTGATCCATCACTGACAGCGTACCACCCGACGCTAAACGGTTTCGCAGATCCCCAATCGAAAGAGGCGAACCGTAACCAATAATCCGGTATAGGAAAGGGTCTAATGATATGCCGATCGGCTGACCAGCAATCAAAAAACGCTCCCGCGATGGCATCCCAGTCGCCATTCAACCATGCCTTTACAAGCTCCGGAGATCCTACACCCTTGAGCCGATCCACATACCCCGGATCATTGGCGAGCAGGATCTTATTGTCAGTCACCCGGCTCGGAATGAACATCCGCGTCATCCCGGTTTCCGGATCGTCTATCGGCACCATGCCGAGCGGATAACGATCGATCCCGAAGTACGCCTTGACCGCCTGGTGGCCTGCGCCCCCAGGATTGCCCGATGCCCGAATACGCTTGTCAGGGATCGGCGCCGCACTCCGCAGGCATGCCTTGAGCCGGTTGTAGGCATCGAGGCTCGCGCGCTGGCTCAACTCGTCCCAGCCGATCCACGCATACTGGTGGCCGATGTAGTCGAACGAATCCACATCGTTATCGAGGTGCCGCATCTTCAAAGTTGCGCCACCAGGGAACCGCCATTCGTTCGCTGGTCGTTCGCGATACTCCGAACCAGGGAACGTCGCCGGGTACACGGTACGGGACCGCGCTATCAGTTCCTCGAGTTCACGATAGGTCCGGCGAAACAGCACGCCGCGCCACGCCTCTCGGTATGTCGGAACGTCTCTCGCGAAATCACCGAGCAGGAAGTCCGACTTGCCTCCGCCTCGAGCCCCACCGAAGAAAAGCTCAGTGCACCATGTCGCCTGGATCGCTGCCAACTGCGGGCCGGGCTGCGGCTTCCATCTGTCGGGCAAGCCACTCCTCTCTCGATTCCTTGGCTGGCGTATCGATGCGATGCTCTACCGGGCCGCCATCCTTGCCGGTGACCTGCAACGGCAAGATCTTCCCGAGGAGCGTCATGAATGCCGTGGGATTTTCGTTGGCTTGCTTGGCGAGATATTCCTGGCCGCCCGCATCGTCGAGCGCGCCTAGGATCATGGCTTTGACGTCGGCATTCATCTTATTCGGCGTACCCTTACGCCGACCACCTGTCTTTGCTTGCCCCTTGGCTGCCATGCAATGCCCGGTCTAAACCAATCTACTTTAGGTCCATGTTAATATGCTCTATCGGCTTCGCAACCGCAAGACGGCCGTCCTACAAAGCCCGGCTTCTGGGATTTGCCGATCGTCGCCGGCGGTCGCCAGCGCGCTCGAAGCGCTCGAGGAGATGTCGGCCGAGATCCAGACGACAGCCCCGCGTCCTGGTCAGCGATGAATCGTGTAGCCGTGCGCCATCATGCATTGCTGCATGAACGCGCGCTGCTCAGCATTCGCGTTTCCTGCGGTTATGGTCCGAGCGATCGCTCCGCCAGCGCCGGTATTTTCCCATTGCGTATTGTCGAGAGCTTTGGCCCGAAGATCGGCGCCAGCACCGCTGGCGAGCGTATCGCGCACGCATTCGTATTGGTCTTTTGAGAATTCTGTCTGCGTTGTTCCCGGACGATCCCACACCATGGGTGGTTGAACGCAACCCGCCAGAGCAGCGACAGCGGCAAGCGCACAGGCGATAATAACTTTATGATGGCTACCCATCGCTTCGCCGCGTCCGGCTGGCGCCGAGCGATTAGCTGCGCGCGAACACCGACAGGCCTATGGTTGCCGACCGCAAGGCTGATCCGATGCGGCCCGAAAAGTCCTCTCCGAAGCCCGTAAGCGACGGAAGAGCGGTTCCGGCTGGGCAGCGCGCGGCGACACTCTTCCCTCCCTTCCCGCCTCGGCGACGGTGATCAACTTGA